CTTCTGAATACTTTTCGGTATCAAAATAAGGTGGAGAAGTGAAACATAAGTCTAATGATTCTGACTCAGGTTGAAATGTCTCACTTCCTTGTTTATATATATCGACTTTCTTTTTTATATAATTGAAATCCTTGCTCATTTGTTGTAGACCATTGAAAGTCTTTGTGGATGGTTCAGTACCAATATAATGTTTAGTATTTTTAGCGGATAAAAAACCTAACAAACGACCACCCCATCCACAAGACATATCCCATACAACTCCATCCCCACCATACCTTTCATATATTAGTTTTGCTGCTGTTGGTCTAAAATTACTCACAGATTGAGTACCACTATAAATCTTTATTGATTGTCTGAGTCTATTTTCATGAAACACATTTCTCTCTCCGTTAGGGTCTTCACCTTTATAATGTTTTAGTTCCCAATTCCAACACTTTCTAATCGTTGATTTAAACATATCATCATCTAAGAATATTTCCATAGGTGATTTTTTAGCACTACCACATCGGACTTCCCAAAAGTGTGGATGATAAGTCCAACACAATCTAAGTCCATGCATAGTCTGTACTATCTGATTGTTTTTGAATATCGTATCAACATCAAATTTTCTCAGTTTTTTTAAGTGGTCGTGTTTTTCTTCTTCACGAATTGTGTAGTGTGGGAATCCATGTCGTCTATAGTAATCAAATATAACTTCGATACCATATTCTCTATCTACGACATCTATTGAATTTGTAACCCTTTCAAACTCCAAGTCTTTATCATCAATATTGATTAGTGTACCGAGAGTTTCGTAGTTTACTCTTGCCATTAGGGTAGATTTAGTTTCTTGATTTCCTTTGGTTCGGTTCCAAACTTTTGTAATATTGATTTTAAGTCAGCCTTTCCTTGTTCAGAACTATAATATATTTCTAAATACTCGTTGGCTTCCTTGATACTAACCTCATGGTATTTAACAACGATATCCACAACCCATTCAGGATATTTCATAACTTTTTTTCCTTTAGTATATCGTAACCATTGTTTACCTTTTGGTAATATTTCTATGTACAATCGGTATAAGTCTTTTGGTTCGAATTTATATTTTTGTATTTCGTTGACCAAATCTGTCCAATTCATGTTCATCGAAAGAAATCTATTTACCATGTAATTAGACCAAGTTTTCTTATCGGCATCAGTTATATCTTCCCAATAATTTTTTGTCTGTTTCGATGTTATGTGGGTGATGTGGTCAAACAAAGATTTTGTTTTCATGATTATAAATAGTACTATACTTTTTTGAAAGTTTGAATAAATTGCTTAGTCCAATCATTCGTCTTTACATCTACCAATAGTGAGACTCTATCTGTGTCACCATCATTGAATAAGGTGTGTATTTTGGTCGTGTCGAAGTGATGTAAATATCCAACACTCAATTGATAACATCTGTAATGTTCATCAAATCTCCTACCAAATTCCAACATGGTGTAGGTATTCTCTTCTGTAAATTCTTCTTCTATTTCATCAACATCGGTTATACATAACCAGCTATTTTTTGGTGATACTATCGGTATTTGAAATCTTACGATATCTTCACCCATATCCTTATCATGATGAAGACCATAAGATGTTTTTGGAGGCCTACGAAGTAGTCTGAAAGATGTAACTTCAGTTTTGAAACTATCGAATATTTTTTTGAAATATGGACATGAGTTTAAAATATTTCCGTATGGTATGTTATTGTGATGTTCAGAGTGACTTTTCGCAACTTGAAATATATTTGGTAAAGATATACAATGTCCAAAGGCACCATCCTCGTAATTTAATCTTGACTCAACATATTCTTTTTCTTCAATTAATCTATTGACATCATAGTATTTGTCTAATTTTTTTATTTCTAACTGTCCCACGGTATTTCCTTTGTCTTATCCATCCAACCATTATTCAAGGTGTGATAACAATACCCATCCTCACTTTGTCTCAACATCTGGTCTTCTGAAAGTATTTTAAAACCTTCAAATTTAATTTTGTCTCTTAAGTAAAAATCAGTTAGTGCCCAAACACTAAATGACTCTAATGTATTTAAATCAACCCTATCATTATCAATACACCAATTTATAAATTCAATACCAAAGTTAGAATCTTTTTCGATACCAATCAGACAATCTTGAAACACAAATTTGTAATCCTTAACTCTATCCCACATTTTGATTGCAACCTCATGAGAAGAATACCACTTTTTTTCTATTACTTCTGAACCAATTACTCCACGATACTTAACTAAATCATCTAATGGTTTTTGAAATACCAAATCTCTATCAATAAAAAAACCACCAAATTTGTGAAAAACAAAAAACTTACTAAAATCGACAATCTTAGCAAAAATATGTTTTTCGTTAAATTTATTTTGTTGTATTCTTTTCCATATCGAAAAATATTTTGGATAATAATTTGTTATTAATTCTTGTAATGAATTGTAATTCCAAAATAAAATATCCCAACCTTGATGATTTTTTATCCAATCAAATTGGTTCTTGTATAAATGTGGGTGTTTTTCTCTTAGATGTTCTTCACCTTGTATCCAAAAAAAATGTAGTGTTTTCATTTATTGAAAATTTTATAAGTTGTCAAATCTCTATATGGTGGATTTTCTACATGGTCTTCATTGTCATTAGGTAATATACTTAATAACTCCAAACCCCTTACGGCTTGATTAGGAGTCATGTACATATTCCAACCACAAAAATCAATTTCATCATCATGGTAGGATATTTCTCCTCTTCCCATAAATCTTGCCCTCTTGAACCATTCATAATCTTTTTTATTATCACATAATATAGCACCACCCTTACCAATCTTCAAATGTTTTTTGTGGTGAAAGGATAATGTCATGTAACTACCCTTGATGTACATATCTTTTTTCATCCGTTTACATGAATCCCAAATTGGATATGGTTTGAGTTGATAAATACCACTCCAATCTAAATCTTCAAACTTTACTTTCCCACCACTATGTATAATTGACATTGGAACTGATAGATATGTCTTCTTTGGAATTGTCACAGATTTTACATTTAATCTATAACATGATAAAAATATAGCATTGGTACAACTATCTACACAAACAACATAAGGTGCACCAGTATACTTTCCTAATTCAGTTTCAAATTCTCTTACGATACTATATGTGTTCATTTCAAAAATTTTGTATAAACATATCTTGTACCATCTTTAACTTCATTCACACTATGGTAGATAAATGATGGAAATATAACCATCGAATTTGTTTTTGGTTTCAATTCTACTGGAAATGTACAAGTATCTTTACTCCAAGTATAAAGTTTTAATTCTCCACCATGATAATCTTCATTCAAAAAAAATATACAAGTAAACTTATTATCATCATAAAGGTCGTTGTGACATTGATTTACAGAGGAGATTTCGTATTTCAAAAATGTTCTGTCACCCTCTTCTACTTCTTCAACCCAAGAAAGTTTTTTCAATACATCCCAAAACTTATGTTTTTTATTCAAATCGGGTGTATGGATATGTTCCACATCTATGTTTGGTAACATCAATGGTGCTCCACTATTTCTCCCATGTTCGATTTGATTTATTATTGATTCACATTCCTCTTCATCGAAGATATCATCTTCAATATGGAATAATGATAATGGATAATTCATTAAATGACTTCCCAAGGTTTCTTTGTATTATCTCTCCAACCAAAATCGTACAAATGAATACAATAGGATTTATCAGTAGGGACAACAGATAAACAATAATCAGGCTCTAATATCTTCATGTCCTTTTTATCTATCTGATTTTCCAACAACCAAATCGTGTAGTACCAAGTTGAAAAGTGTAATAAAACTGGTTGGTCTTCTCTATGTTTTGCATCATTTATAAAATCTATCAAAAAATCTTGTTTAGGTTTTGTATACAACCATGCACTTCCAATAATTTTATTTTCGGTAGTTGGATTCAACGGAAAATTAAATTTCAAAAAATCTTGTTTGATATCCTTTTTCCATGATTCATCACTTTCAGTTTCCCAACAATGTATTGCACCAAAATTATCGTATTTTTCTATTAAAGAATCTATCCTTTTGATAGGAATAGTATCACAATCCACATACATCCCACCATAATGATGTAGTATTAATAATCGTGATAAATCGGATTTTTTCACAGGTACAAGATTTTTATAGATATCGTATAAGTCAGGATAATTTTCTTTTACAAATGGTAGTAATTCTTTATCACTCCAAAACTTGTATTCCCAATCCTTACCATACATCCTCATCCACATCATACAATATTTTTGAAGGTGTTCATTCATGGCCTCATAACCTTGAATGTAAATTTGATGAATAATTTTAATCATATCTTATTTATCTCCTTTATCAAATAATCTGCAAATATTTTATGTCCTTTTTTATCACCATGTCCTTTGTAATAATTTTGGATTTGATTTTCTCCAAAAATATCCACGACTTGTTTGGATAGAAAAAATGAATTATCTATTTTTTTAATTAAATTCAAGTGTAATTTTGAAGTTATTGAATTATTTTGTCTAGCCGAGACCACTCTTAAAAAGTCAGGATATTCAAAACCTACTTCAGAACCATAATAATCATGTCCATTATACATCAGATATTTTATACCATATTTTTCAAAGATTGATTGTAGTAAAATGATACACCTTATTTTTTTTAGATACATTTGTATTATCATATCCTCATTCAGTAAACCATCATCATCTTCAAATAATACACCAGCCAATTTAGCGTAGTATATTGCCTGTTTTATCTCATCAGGCTTATTATTTACAAAATGTTTTTCATCAAGTATAATTTGATACCATTTACCTGATGTTAGTCTTTCGTATCTAAGAGGATATGTCCATTGTATTAAAAATAAAGTATCACTTAAATCTTCTGAGTTTAGAATAAAATCAATTGTCTTTCTAAGTATTCTGTCGTTTGAACCACCGAGTCTACTTTCATCAATAATTGGTACTTGGTACTCTTCTGATAATATTTCTGAGTAATTACCAATTGGTTTTCCTCTTTTTTCCCACCATTCATGATTATTTTGGTCATACTCTTTTACATCTAAACCATCACCGTATGTGATACTACAACCATTAATATATATATTTTTAAAATTCATCAAAAATCAATAAACATCCCAAGGTTTATCATTTTCATTTTCTTTCCAACTAAAATTATATAAATGTATAAGATAAGAGTTGTCTGTTGGAAGAACCGATAGACAATAAGAATAATGTAACATCTTTAAACCTTTACTTTCTATATCATTCTCAGCTACCCACCTTGTTAAAAACCATGTCGAAAATTGTTCCAAGACAGGTTTATCCAATCTTTTACATGCCTCATTTACAAAATCAATGTAGATTTGATGATTCGGTTTTGAGTACATCCAAGCACTACCAATTATTTTTTTATGTTTCATTGGTGAATCTTCGAATTCCGTAAATTCTTTCATGATATGCTTCTTCCATGACATATCACTTTCAGACTCCCAAGAGTGAACAGCATCATACTCATCGAATAACTCAAGAAACTTATCCATTCTTTTAATTGGTATTGTATCAGTATCACAATACATTCCACCGTGATGATGTAATATCAATAACCTTGATAAATCAGATTTTTTCACAGGTGACAAATCTATGTAAATATCTAAATATTCTTTGTAATTTTTTGCGATAAAAGGAATGATTTCAACATCACTCCAAAATTTGTATTCCCAGTCTTTTCCATACATCTCCATCCACATTTTACAGTACTTCTGTAAATGTATATCCATATCATTGAAACCTTGAATATGGATTTGGTGTATAACCTTGTGCATTTAACACTCCATTGTTAAGTATCCCTCTACATTTAGAAACCTTTTTTCAAAATGTTTTGAGTCGCCATCAAAAATTAATTTGTAGGCGGTTAAGTCTGAATCTGACTCGGTTATATTTGATGTGTTAATTGTAACCGACTCTCCATCAGAATTCAGAACGGCAAAGTTGTTTTGTATCAAATTATTTACATCTACCATACGATAATTACTTTCACCATTTGGTTTTGCAAATAAAGAACCCCATTTTGATATTTTTATTTTACTATCGATTGTCACTAAATCAGGTAACGACATCGGTAATATATTGAGAATTGTGACATTTTCAGTTTGTAATGTCGATGAATCTGATATACTGCTTGAACTCTCGGTAATCCACTGCGATGATGTAGAAAAATTAGCTACAAAATTAGTATCAACATAAGTATCTAAATACTTTATTGTATCGTCTGTTGTATAACATTTAACTGAGTCTCCAACTGAAAGTGATGATATAGAAACAAATGAACCATCCGTTTTCTCTACTTTAGTATCACCTGATAATTTAGAAAAAGCTGTAAGTTCAATGTCAGGTCGATTCCAAGAAGACGATACATTTCCCAATGTTAGGACACCTGAATCAAGTTCTTCAAATGGAGATGAACCTAATTGTATTGGATTATTAAGATAATTGTACAATAACTTGGAGTGATTATTTATGGTCATTACATTAGATTCGTCCACAATACCATAAGAACCAATCACTACAGAAAAATTTTTATATTGGTCTGAATGAATATATTTTTCTGCATAAGTCTTATTGTAATCCTTGTAAGTCTCCCAATTATCAGGATCATGATTTACTAACTCTGAATAATTAAAATAAAATACTCCTTGACTATTATCAATATCACCCTTTTTGATTACCAAATCGGGATAATCCGAACTTGTTGACCATTGATTAGAATAAGAAAGTAATGATGATGTTGGAGAGAAAAAATTACTACTAAAGGTTGACCTCATTATTTTTTTATCTGCTGTAGCACGATGGAGTAATGAAGTATTGGATGGGAAAATATTATACAACTTATATGTTGTACTTGTATCCGTTTCCTTAGTAATGTAAGGATTAGTAAGTGACTCATGTAAAACCAACGAAGAACTTATGTCATTGGTAGATAAACTCGATGATAAGGAATTATAAAAAGGATATAATTGTGCAGGATTTTCTTCTTCATGAAAATCTACAGAATTATAATTACCACTATTCAATCTTGTCACAAAGTTACTAAAATCAAATTGGTGGTTAGTGTGTCCCCACAGACCTAACAATGTATTTGCTTCCAATAAAGTAAGACTTCCACTCTGTGGAACTAAATCAAGCCTACTTAAAATACCAGCATTATTACCAATATCCAAAGAGTTCGTGACCTCTGAATATATTTGAATGGTAGACGAATCTATACTTGATGTGTAATTTGAATAAATAAACTCCATGTCTATAAATATTACTTTCTACAATTTATACTTTGGAAACCAATCAGAACCGACATAACTTAATTTAAAACAGGCTCTAAGAGCATTTGTATTCCAACCATCAGAGTAAGATAAGTCTCTCTTGAAACCTCTTGATTTTAAATCATACCATTGGTCTTGATAAAAATCAAAAAATAATCCTCTTTTTCTTCTATACTTGGAATCTACCCACCAATGTCCACTAAATGTACAATCTTGAGGTAGTTTAAAATCATAATTCCAATTATGGTCTTCAATTTTAAATTTTCCAAACCAAAACCATTGCCATTGAACTGCTCTATCATCTAAAATATTGATATAAAGAATACAATCTTGATTGATTCTATTAATTAGTTCATCGAAGTCCCATTTTTCATCCCAATCAATTAAATCTTGGTGCATCTTTTCGATACCATTTTTTAATTCTGTCTCAAATTGATGTGCCTTATCAATACTATCAATCACTTGAAAATTATTTTTCTTGTCACCTTTTTCTATTTTGGTCAAATCCTTTTCCATAACCCAATAAGTCAATCCATCAATGTAGTGCCATCCATAATCAAAACAAATAGAGTTCATTCTCCAACTTGGTTTAATGTTGGTGTATTTTTTAAAATCATTCCATTTCAATTCGACCAAAGGAGTTTTCTTTTGTATTAGAAGGACATGAAGAAGTCTTTCCAACCCCCAAGCAACACAAGCGGTAGACTCTGATTCTATTTTAAAATTATCGACAAACTTTCTTTTATGGAAATTAATAGAACCTACCGAAATGTCATTACATATTATTTCTATTTTGGAACCACTCATTCTTTGAGCTTTCTTTTTCAACTCAGCCTTTGTTCCAAAAAATGGGTCACTAGCCTTTTCTAATTTGAAATCAAGACCAATACCGTAGAAATATTGTCTAAAATATCCAAGACAATCCGATATACTTTCTTCACAATATTTTTCATCACCTACAAATATTATCTCAGACATTGTAAAATTAAATAATCTTTCTAATGAATCACCTGTTTCTTCAATTCTTGTACACTTACCATGTGATACGAAAGCTTTATTTGTAATCTTAGTGTCTTCAAGCATACAATAACAATGATGACAAACTGTTGGTGAACACATTCCCAACTCATCACCATGTACAGATTGAATCATACTAGCCTGATTCTCAAATCCATCAAGATAACCAGTCTTTTTTACATTCTCATTTGAAATGTGACTCGGTATCCATAATTTTTCAGCATCAAAAAATTCTGAAATTCTATAAAAGGTTTTAAGTAATTGTTCTATGTAATCTACTAATTCACCTCTTAAGACAAATAAACCTTTTCCTAACTTAACTTGTGAGTCCAATCTCCTCTCCAATATCTTTCATCATACTTTTAGGAACTTCACCACAATTACCACAACTATATATTTCAATCGGTACAATTGCCTCTTGTCCAGTTGGACTTACAAGTGCGGATAGTCTCTTAAGTACTGTTCCTTTAATAAAAACAACATTACCACAATGTTCACATTTCATAGTTTCTGCCTGTGATAAATCAACTTTAACCTGTTGAGGTTGAGGTTGTTGACCCGGTTGTGGTCTGAATTTTCTTTTTGCCATAATATCTCCTTAAATTATTTCGTCTATCAATCCAAACTCTTTACAAGTATTGGCGTCCCATAATAAATCGTGTTTCAGTATTTCATCAAGTTTTTTCATTGGTACTTTCGTATATTTTTTATATACATCTTTTATCGTCTTCATCATCAAATCAAGATTCTTTTTCTCATCCTCAAAGTTTGCATATGTTCCCCAAAAAGTGCTTGATAATTGATGAATCAACATATAGGAATGTCTACTCATGAATCTATAGTCCCCAACCACCGACAAGAATGTGGCTGCACTAGCGGCAAAACCATCCACATAAGTATGGACAGGTACTTTTGTCCTTATTATCGTATCCATCGAAGATATACCACTAACGACTCCACCACCACCTGAATTAATGAACAACTTTATTGTAGGTGGTTTTATATCTAAACTATGGGCAGTTCCAAGATACTTACCTTCAAGTTCACTAATTTTTTTATTTAATTCTGAACAACTTCCTCTACCAACACTTGAATAATAATAGATTTTATTATCTTGTACAGTAATATGTTTCTCATTATTATTAGAGGCAGATTTTGTTGATTTTTTTTCTCCCCAATGTCTTTCCATTATTCTATCACATCCACTATTTTTGATTGTTTAACTAAGATTGTTTCAAAGACAAAAGGTGAATCCTTTACGAATTCATTTACTTTAGCTTCGGCCACGGTTACGGAATCACATTCCACTAAGTAACTTCTTCTAACCTTCTTTTCTTTGACACCATTTTTTGTCTGTATTTCTTCAATAAACACGACAGTTGCTTCAAAGTACATTTTAACTCCTTACATAATCTAATTCATTCCAATAATTAACTTTATATTTTGATGATAATCTTGGAACACATTTAACAAATTTTTTTATTTGACTTTCAGTTGGTATTAACTTTTCATAGAGTGGATGAGAAGTCATAACACGAAAATCAATCATATCAATTTTAACATCACTACTAATAGAAAAAATTTCTTCAACTTCTTCTATATTATCTTTGGTCAAGATGTTTACATATTTTACGAATGTTTTATCCGTTTTTAGTTGTCCTAAATATCTTAGTCTTTCCAAAAGTTTATCCCATTCTTTTGGTTTTACACCTCTTAAATCTGAATAAGTTTGTTTTGTTCCAGCTGATATATTGATATCTAATTCATCGATTTCCATCTCAACTAATCTCTCAATATCTTTCTTAGATATAATTGAAAAATTTGTGAACAATTTTAATTCAAATTTTTTACTCTTGACATAACTCAACATCTTCATCATGTCCTTTAAAACAAATGGTTCTCCCCCACCACTAATTGATATCAATTCACAACCACCAAGATCTTCAAGGTCATCAATTATTGATTTAAATACATCCCATTCGATAAATTGTTTTGACCACTCTTTCCAATCAGGATTTGGATGACCTATTTCCAAAAGTGACTTAGACCAATGCCAACAAAAATCACATCGGTGATTACAAGGATTACCAACTTCGAATTGAAATTCTCTTGGGCCTTGTTTCGGTACACTTTTTGTGTCAATATAACTATAGTATTTATCCCATTCTAATTCCGTGACATAATGTGGACAAAACTTACAAACCTCGACCTCATCAAATTTTTTAATATTATTTTGTAAAACATCTCTTATTTTTTGGTATTTATCAGAGTCCCAAAATTTCTTGAAACCTCCATCTTCATCCCAACTACCGATGCTACTAACCCCACCACAACATAACCAATACCTTTTATCAGGTGTAATTTTTCCAAATCGATATCCTATTCTACACTTATCTAATAATTCATTCACACTATTTTTACCCAACCGAAGTCGGTAAATGTTTTATCAGGTTTACCAAACACTTCATTTACTGCGTTTTTCACTGTATCATAATCTAAGTCATGTCCACCAATCAATGAGTTTTTTCTTAATTTTGGTTTATATTTTTTTATATCACTCATCACGGATTCGTAATCATGATTACCATCTATGTAAACAAAATCAAAAGAATCATTATCAAATCTGTCACTTATATTGTAACTAAAGTCTTCGTATAATTTAATATTATTGAATAACCTTGTATTAATTATATACTCTCTTTTTACAAAATCCCAATTCTTATGTCCAAGAATATCCAAACAATCTTGGTCATGGTCAAAAGGTTCTATACAATGTATTTCACTAAACATACCTGTTGAGGAAAATAATGATGTTGATTCTCCCATGTAGGCACCAATCTCAATCATTTTTAAATCATTTCTACTTTTAAAGAAATTGTCAATGTAAGACAACATGGTACAAAAACCTAAAAACCTTTGATTGGATTTTCCCTCTAACCAATCTGATGGTGGTTTGTATCTAAATGTATTCATTAGTTTAATTTTTCTTTTTTATCATAATAAAAATTCTTACCAGGTTTTGGTTTTGTGTTAGAATCATCATCTTTCTTTTGATATCCTAATTTTTCATTTGAAATGTATGCATTAATTAAACCTTTCCTCGTCACCCTTTTTACCATATCTGTATCACTTGGTAGTATTGGGTCTTTTAGATGTTCTAAAAAAATTTTACATGCCCTTTGATTTACCATAAAACATTGATTACCAGGTTTATATTCATATGTAGAGTAGTAATCATTAATTTTTTTCTTTATAACTAAATCTTCTGTCAAATAACCAAAATGAATCATATCCCAATTTTTTGGTAAGTGGTTCATATATTCGATAAACTTATTATCAAAATTATCCACAAACATACAATCATCTTCACATATAAGTATGTTCCCATAATTGTTAATTACATTTTTTTTATATATTTCAAGAAAGGTCTTACATAAACCATAAGCACCTTTTGTCATAGATTGACCTAATTTAAATCCTGACCTTCTAACTTCGAATAATTCACACAATAAATTTTCTTTTTCATAATTAATTTTTTGTCCATCAATGGCATCATATCTTTCCATATTCTTCAAAGTAGGGATAGATTTTATTTGGTCTTCCATAAATTTCCGTCTGTCCTTTCGGAAATCTAAATTAATGTAGTATAATTTATTTATATTCATTTGATTCATCATAACGACTTATGTAACGAGAGCTCAATTGTACACCCAATCGATTAAATATGTCTTCTTTTTGGTCAAGTAATTGGTATTTCGGTGCGTCAATATAGTTAAGTTTTTCATAGTTCGTAACATCAAAGGATTTCTCTTTACCAACAAGGTGATATGTATTCAAATACTTGTTCGTATCAATATACTCCTCACAATAAAGTGATTCCATAGAATCAAGATAATCATCTTTGTCAAATAAATAAATTCCTTGACCACTATCCATTTCGATATCTTTAATAACAAAATCAGGACAATTATCATTGGATTTTATATCATCTTTTTTATTTATAAATTTTGGAAAATTTATTTTTTTACTTAAATAGTCTCGTGTCCATTGTTTATTGGTCGACAAGTGTTCTATAAAAGAAAAGTCTCTGTTAAAAGTATGTTGTAAATTAACATCATCATCCTCTTTACTCAATTGTAAATAAACAAAATCACCGACATTTTGATGAGTTACTTTTACATCATGATTTACAAACAAACTATCTGTTTGACCTTCGTTAAGAAAAGTCCAAAATATAATATTCTTGTCATGATAACATTTTAAAAAATTACCTAAATCTATGGAATTTAATGCTAGATTATTTAATGAAACACAAGTATCTATTTCTGTATTGTAAACTTTATCATCATGTATCATCAAACTTAACTTTACGAGTATAAAGTGATTTGTCAATTCCATGTAGTCGAATAAATTTTTAGAAATAGATTCGTGAAACCTTTCACTATTTTCTTTTAACAAACCTACTTCCATGCATCTTCCCCACATAAAAAATTATAGTCATCATACCAAGGCTGTACTTCTGTTCTTTTTTGTATAAGTGAGAAAGTTTGATTTTGGTAAGCACAATCGGGTAAAGAATCGGCAATATTAATATTTCTTCGATTGATATGTAAATCAGCTGGTACTATACCGACTTCTTTTGACTTCTCTATTAAATTATAAGCTGCCATTGGTGTAATAGTATATGCATGTGCTCCATGTAAAAAATATTTGTGACAGAAACATTCTTTTTCAGATTTTAATTTACATTCACAAGTTCTTTCGAATAAACCACTTCTATTTCTTTCCTCATGTATTGTATCAAAATCAAATTTACTACTTTTTTCTTTACTATCCCATAATGGTTTTCCATAGTTAACCACTCCCTCATAATCATAATCTTTAAATTTAGAAGTGAAAATAGTATCGTGTTCAAGAATTAAAATCTTTTCATTTGTATCAACACACTTTTTCCACAGCATAAAATGACTAAAAAAACATCCAAGTATGGATTCTGAATATCCTAAATTATTCCATAGTTGGTCTTCATCAAGTAATTTAAATTTATGTTTCTGATTTAATTCTAAGGATTCATTTTTTGTACACCCATCAAATAACTCAACATCTATCTTTCCAACTTCTTTAGCAGACTTAATTGTATTCAATGCTGATTCGGAACTAAGACTATTTGATGATATGTGAATCACATACTTTTTAAAATCCGACATTCTTAATCCAACTCGCATCTGAAAAGTGTTTATCAGGTTGACCAATTAATTTGTTTACAACCTCAGCCAAGGATGGGAATTCTTCGGAATAATCATGACCACCAAATAATCGTAATGGTTTTAATTTGGGTAAATACAATTGAATATCTCTTTCAACAGATTTATAATCGTGTGCACCATCCATATAAACAAAATCAAACGACTTGTCCTCGAATTCATTATCAACATTATAACTAAAATCTTGATGTAAAATTATATTTTCAAAAACTCTTGTGTTCGTATCAAACTCTTCTTTAACATCTTTCCAATTATCTATTGGTAATGTATCAAACGCGTCTGTGTTTCCGCTGAATGGTTCGATACAATGTATTTCTTTGAACATACCACTCGAAGCAAACAATGATGATGATTCTCCCATGAAAGAACCAATTTCAATCATTCTCAGGTCGTTTCTACCCTTGAAATAAGAATTTATATAGGATAACATATCACAAAATCCAAGAAACAAATAATTTGATGAAGTATTCGTCCACTCATTTGGTGGGTTATATCTAAGTGTTTTCATATTGTCTTATTAAATTTGTTCCTCGACTAAATACTTTCTCGTCAATTTTTTTATTATTACTTTTCCAATTCTTTTTATACAAATGTGATTTTCCTATTGAATCAAGATAGATTGCCATCGCAACATCACACTCTTTACAATAATCAATTGGTTTGTCTTTATTATTTATAAAATTTTCAATTAATACATTTTTATCATATGGATAAATATCAATTTTTTCATGATGTATAGCATTGCACCTATAAATACCATCGAATGTCATAACTCGACACATTTTTTGCTGATAACACATACTAAATATATAATCAATATCAACATCTTCAGGTAAACTTTGATTGGGAACGGAATAATCAAACTCTTCTCTCCAATGAATGTGAACCTCAGATACAAACTTCCTTAATGTTTTCATAACATTACTTGATTCTAATGTATTTGTGAAATCTTTTAATGAAAAATAGTTTTTTATTGGATATGCAGATATATCAATTCTATCTAATTTTTTACATGACTCAACTACATCATCTGTGAAATTCAGACCATTAGTTGTTATGTTAATTTTTTTGTAAAATATACCTCTTCTACTTTCAAGGTATTCTACAATTTCCTTGAAATGTGGGTTAATTGTAGGTTCACCACCAAATAATTCAATTTCATCCAAACACAGATTCATATCAGTTATTTTTTTATCCAAATAAATCACATCGTTTACATCCATGTTTTTTTCAGCGGTTGCTTCACCTGTAGTATTATAATCTATAAAACCACAATTTTTACAATGTAAGTTACATTTAGAGGATATCGGAATTTGAAATCCACCTTCAAGTAATATCATTTTATAACTGATAGTATCTCGATAATCATCGCCATAGCGTTTATTTCTTTATCAACAACTTGTGAATCACTTAATTGATATTTTCCAACGATTAAAATACAATCCGCAACATGACCTTTACCATAGCTATCCACCTCATCGTACAAAAGACGGAATAAGTCGGCAAAATCTGTTACCTTAGAATCGGCCATTAGTTGACGAATGTTCTTGAAGCCGTTTTTCTTGTCTTGAGTTTTGAGTATCTCCAACAACTTCATCTTGTAATCGTTCTCTACAATACTTTGTTTATCAATACTCAACTTACCACCGATGGATTGTCTTTGAGCTCCGTTGATAACCCTTCTGATATCAGGATAACCACTATTGACCAATATACCTAAATCTTCCCTTTCGTATCCTACACCCTCTTGTGTTAATATATTGTGTAGATGTTTAGCAACATCATTTTTATTCGGTGGTATTACTTGGAAAGATTGACACCGAGATTGGATTGGGTCAATAATTCTTTCAACGAAATTACAAGTCAAGATAAATCTACAATGTTTAGAGAAAGTCTCCATGAGATTACGAAGGGCGGCTTGAGCGTTTGGTGTGATGTAATCACACTCATCCAAGATAATAACCTTGTAATCCTTGAATCCCATAGTGGAGGCGAAGTTCTTAACCTTACTCCTTACGGTTTCCACATTGTTCTCATCCGAGGCGTTGATGTATAGGTAATCACAATCTATGTTATTGACGAGTAACTTAGCTAATGTGGTCTTACCAGTTCCAGCCTTACCAAATAGTAATAGATGTGGAAGGTCACCACTATCCAAATAATGTTTGACCTTGTCTTTTAGTTGTTCGTTTCCGATGTATGTATCGAGTGATTTGGGTCGATGTTTTTCAACCCATAATGTATTTTCTGTCATATAACCTCTTTATTTATAAATATCACCAATCTTTTTCAAATCAATATTATTAAAGCTAAGTAGAATAAGATTGTATCTGTTTAACCTCTTCCCAAAATTTATAATCATAAAAATTATCAGTTGGACAATAGTCAAAAAAAAATTCTTCATTATTCAAATTCAATCTTTTATTTTTAGTAAAGTAATCGTTCATTGCATCATACTCTTCGGCTGCCCATCTGTTAGTTGAAGTCGTTCCTGCCTCACCTTTGACATTCCAAAACTTGGAAACTTTAAACTTTTCAATATCATTTTTTTTCCAAGTAAAATTGTGTACTTGATGTTTCATCGACATACTTGAATCTGATTTCATTCGTTCAACCCATCTATCCCAAGTTTGGTACGCCTTATGGTCTACTAATGAATGTTGACCAAGACCTAAACCTTTTCCACTATATTTTAATAATGACATTTTTCTACAATCATTCTTTCTTATGTAACGATTTACAAAACCAACATTAGGATATGTTTTCCATATGTCATCATCATATCTCAATTTAGAAAATCTACCATCCTCACCAATTCTATCCAACATTAGCGAGTATGCATAATTAAGTTTTTGTTCCTCAAGTTCTAAAACAACATCCTTAATATTCTTCGGTAGTACAAGAAATTCATCAATGTCAGCAACAATCCACCAATCATTAAGATTATCTTTCATTGTGTCATTATAGATTTGAGTTAAGTAATAGGCGTCTCCATTCTCAACATCGATTAAATTTTTAAAAGGTTTAACATTTTCTTCCTCTAAAACAGCCATGATTTCATCTATTAATACTTTATCAGATGGCCCCCAAATTACTGGACATAAGTCATCGACTCCCAAAGACTTGTAATGTTTTATCCAATGTTTAAGTAAAATCGGTTGTGTACCAATAGTTGTCACAGCTCTAATCATAAATACTTCCTCTTGATTTTACCATAAAAACTATTTTTAGAATAATTCTTCAAACTTATAGTTTTGATTGATTCTTTAGACCACAATCCATTTTTCCACATTACATTGAAAAGATGAACCATGTAGGTTTTTTTACCAAATTTAAAATCATCTTTTACAATTTTTTCAATATCGTACCATTCTATTGGATTAGAAAAAATAGGTTCGAAAGAATTTGTAATTTTGTATTTTTCTAAAAAATCCTCAAACCCCCATTCTCCTTGAAATGTATCTTGATAGTGAGGGCGTTTAATAATGTCACGAAACATTTTCCCAAAAATATTGTTAGTTTTATCAGAATACAAAACTGAATTTCTTAATACTCTTATTTTATTTTCATTGTATTCTGAATTTAAATGAGTACCTACTATTTTTGGTAACTTTTTCAAACAAATCATATCACTATCCACATACCAACCACAATAATCATTCATTAATTTGTATCGAAAAATATCAGAAAATGGAGCAACGAATTCCTTTTTCTCAACTTCCCCCCAAGGATTGTTAGCATAAAATAATTCATCTTGTGGTATTATTTGATTCGCATCTTTACAAAACTTTTCGTAATCTTTTATCTCATCATAGCACCAAATATTTATATTGTTGTGAAAGTTTAAAAATGAGTTCCAACAGAGTTTTTGTATATCTGATATGTCTCCATGCCAAAAAAAATTAATCATCAAAAATAAATCCTTTTGAAAAACCTTCTTTTGAATATTTCTTAGGGCTAATAAACTCCTCTATACCTGAAGATTCGAAATCATATTGAGTTAGATTGTCACCATGAACTATGTAATTACACATTGGTTTTGTTCTAATAATCTTTTTTTGTTCATCAATATAATGGTCTTTCATATTGACATCTTCAAAAAGTTTATCTTTAACATAATTTGAAGAGAAGTCGATAGAATTATCGTAATTTTCATACTCCTTATAATCTGTATCATCATCAAAGTACATCAGCGTGTTTGATGCTCCCCAAAGTTTTCTTGATGTATAATCAACACAATATGTTTTCTTTTGATTAATAAATGTGTAAAATAACATACCATGACAACTTGAGTCAATGTCCCTTTCTAACATATAATTTATTTGATATTCAAAAGTATCGCTGTGAAAATCATCGTCATCATCATATTGTAATAAAACTTCACCACTCGACAATTCCTTACAAATGTTCATTAGTCTTCCACGATTGAACCATTTATTAATGTAAATAGAATTAACATTTTCATGCTGTGATATTAATTTCTCTACATATTTTTTGTAGTTGTCGTCACCACCATACACAACACATAATTCTTTATTTTTATAAGTTTGATTCCCATAACTATCAAGGGACATTTTTAAATAATCATATCTTTGATATTTTTCATGTCCAACACCTGTTACCAACAAACACGATAACAATGGTTTTCTTTTTCCTTGCCAATTTAAAGGTGATTTTGATATTTCTTTTTTTTCACCACCACCCCAATACCAAAGTTTATTTCTTTTATTCAATCCAAATTGTTCGAAGTTAAATTCATTTGGATTGGTATCGAAAATTTCGTATTTTCCTTTTTCGATTTTTGGTGAATTTACTTTTTTCAATCTTTGAAGATTAGAAATAGACACATCATCTGTACCATTTAAACTTTTTCGTGGTCTTAATGGTAAACATCCTCCACATTTGTTACATGCCCATTTTTTTTGTTCCTCGTATTCCTCTATTGGTTTGTTCCACCACTCGTCATCTTTCCTAAAATCCCAACCATCTGGCCCATCGAATAACAATGATAACATCCCTGCTATCTCACAAAAGAAAGCACCCTTTGGATTGATACCAGCTGACCATTCATTTTGAACCCAACATTGGTCTATCAACTTTTCTTTGTCTGATTCAGTCAATCCTTCAAAGTCTTCCATAGCTGTTAAAAATGGTGTGTGTTTGATTGGATTTGTTACATGGTCATTTTGATTAATATTACCGAAAACCTCTCCAATCAAATTTATATTATCATGATATTGTTTGGTGGTTGTAGTTGTTGCCAAAAAAGTTCTATCTCTTGGAATATGTTTTTGTAGAATTTTACATATTTGTTGGAATTCAGGATGTATCGTTGGTTCACCACCCAATACACCAATCCTACATTTTGTAGTTTGTGTAAGTTTCTTAACACTCAATACTGCACTCTCAAAACAATCCAAATCCATGAAAAAGATTTGGTCTTTAGACCAATGACCAACAAACCTCGTACAATTGGAACATCTCATGTGACAAGCATTTGTTATATCAATCACTAAAACGCCTCTTGTAGGATGGTTTATAGGTTTCATATATTTATCCTTTTTTCCAAATCCAAATCGGTTCACCGAATGCCATATTTTCGGTTTTGATTGCCTTTTCTTTTAAATCTTCTGAGTAGTAATCACTCACACCCTTACCAGCTCCAGCGGAATTGAATCTCTTAGTCATTTCCATTCCAATACAACCCTCGTAATGTAAACCTTGAGATTTAATAAAATCATTCATCGAGTTTGTTATATCAACATATCCTTTTACAGACTCATGATAAACATCAGCTATATTGACGGCTAATATTCCATCCTTTTTCAAAGTAGGAATAATTTTCCCTATTGTTTGATGTAGAAAGTTTTTATTCCAACTATCTATATGCGTATATCTTTTGTAACTTTGGGTATCTTCATCACTATACTTTTCAACATCAAAATAAGGTGGTGAGGTAAATATTGTATCAAAATAATTTTGATATTTTTTGTAATCCACATCCTCTGCTGGACTACAAATCAATTCTACATCTTTTTCTTCTTCAAAGAATGTTTGATGCTTTTTATAAAACTCAACTTGTCTCCTATAGTTTGGATGATTTGTGGAGTTGGGGTCAATCCCAACGAATGATTTTGTAGTTTCTCCACAATAAAACCCAGCCAACCTATCACCCCAACCAGCACTAAAGTCGAGTACATTAACACTTCCGTAATAGTCATAAAACGCCTTTGCTATACTTGGTTTGAATTGTGATGCTACATACTTTCTTAATGTTGTCGCCATTCGTATGGACTGTAAATCAACCTTTAATAACACCTTATCCAAAGTATAGAAGGCCCTCACAATAGTTTTTATTCCCTTGACGGTTTGCCAAGTTTTCCATCCACTTGGCATCCTTGTCCAATCCACCTTCCATCTCGTCTCTATGTGAAACGGATTAGAAGCATTATTTCCTTTATTGTCTCGTTTGAAATACTTTGGTGTGAGTTCGTATCTCGTATCCCTTTCGTTTCTTGGAAACCATTTACCCTCAATGAGTAAATCCGGCCACTTCACACCTTTCAATCGATTTAAACTTTTAAGAGTTTCCTTTTCTGATATCTTAGGTATAGGACATGGATAAGTATGTAGAGCCTTTGATAACTCCTCAATCACATCATCCTTTTCGTATGTATCTAAAATATACTTCCATTCTTTTTCATCAATAAATAGGTATGGTTCCATATTGTAGAACTTTTTGAAGTAATCTGTTATTTTTTCCATACCCAAATAGGTTCTCCAAATTTCTTATCTTCTTTATTCTCAAGTGACTTTTCTGTCCAAACTGAACCCTCGTAACTCTTAGCAGTTCCTGCCCCACCACTATTAGGTCTTTTAGCCATCTCCATACCAATACAACCTTGATAAGTTCCGAGTTTGGATAAATAATCATTCATAGGATTACAAATCTCTAACCAACCTCTGTCGGTACTCCACTTAGCATTTGAATAAACATCACTTATATTAATCAATACATAACCACCTTTCTTAACACTACTCCAAAGTTTACCCAAGGTCGAATGTAAGAAATCTTTGTTCCAATCATCTATGTCCTTATATCTTACCCAACTTTGTGTATCATCATAACTATAACGCTCCACGCTAAAGTAAGGTGGACTTGTAAATACCAAGTCAAAGTGTTCTTCGTAACATTCAAAGTCAAAGTCTTCAGCAGGACTACAATGGAAATCACACTTCCTATCATGTTCGAAGAATCCCAAATGTTTTTGGTAAAACTCCGATTGTTCTTTGTAAATGGGATGGTTTTCTTTTCTTGGGTCTAAACCAACATAGTGTTTTCCATATTCACTTGCGTAGAATCCAGCCAATCTATCACCCCATCCCATCGAGAAATCAAGAATATTTTCAGCTTTAAACATATCATAGATTATCTTGGCTACATTTGGTTTGAATTGACTACAGATGTACTTTCTCAATCCTATCATGGTTCTCAAGATATTTTTAGTAATCTTCGGCATCTTCA